TAGTACATAGCCTAAGTAGCCTACATAGCCTATATAGATTTAGGGTATCAGAGAAAAACAAAGTTGTCAAGTCATTCTTCATCAATGTTACGTTTGCTTACAATGTCATCATCCCCTTCATTAATCAATCGTACATTACCTACTGCAGCAATCTCATCTCGGACATATCGAAAACAATCATTACATAAGTCAATGTACTGGTGTGTTCGAATACTACGCCTGGAGGCTTCATAGTCGCTTAAGGATTCGTTACATGATAAACATCTAATCTTCCGTCCCTACCTTTCTATTTAAGATCATCCTTCATTGATTCAATCAACGAAACAAGTCTGTAATACTGAACATGCTCTCTATCTGCTTCCTTGTCCGCAGCATCGGCATGGCCCAGTGCAATGGCAAGATTAGCCTTAATTTGAAGCTCAATCAGGTACAGTAACTCATCTAACAGTTCTTTAGTCATAGAATACCCTCTAGAATCGATTAAAACAGGCCTAGAAGCGATTATCTAGGCTAAGTTGGCACCTACCTACATTGGAGCATCTTCAACGCCTTGTAGAGCCTCTAATCGCTTAGCGTGTTTAGACTGCCTAAGCTTAGACAATACGCTGGGATTAACCCAAGTATAATTAGGGAAGGGCCAATTAGGATGGTCAGCAGCATAACGTATACAGACTGTACCGTCAGTAGAGTCCCTACTGACTATCTCACAAGGCTTCCCGTTGAAGTATAACTGAATCATATAGTTAGTCCTATAAAGAGCATGAAGGCGAACAATACACCAAAAGCACTACCACCAAGATACAACACAAAGTCACTAGATTGCATGTCTACTCTCCTGATAAGTCTACGATAGGGTTAATCCAGTACTCTTCAGGCTCTAAGCGATCAACGAAATCTTCTGCATCATCTAACGTGTCGAACCTGTCCAAATGTTCTAAGACACCTTCCAGGCTTAGATAGTATGTGACTAGATAGCCGACAATCTTAAAGTTTTCCATTAGATTACCCTTTCATGTATTGTCTACTGCTGATACGTTGATGATGTACAGTCTTAATATGATGATTCCACACTGTAACATCACCGGACAATGGTACACGTATTTTAGACCTAAAAAAACCTCGTTTGATCATAATTCCGTTGATTTTACCCTTTGCAGTGTACGCTGTGATAAACCTCGTTGATGAGGTTTTCTTCACCACGTACACCAGCTTGTAAGCTTGCCATAATTTATTAAGCATGATGATATCCTTATGCGATTTTGAGTTTGATTACTTTAGACATCTTAACACCATGTGCAATGTAGCCAATAGTGCTTACTGATTTATCCCAACAAGCCCTGCAGCCGTTACACTTACCCTCATGCTGGTATGCTTCGCATACTTTGATGTTATCAGCATCAAAGCTTGTTGCAATGGTGCTAGACCATGGTGCATCGAGTACTTCGCCGACAATAGAATCCGATGATCTACGAACAACCACGTTATCTAGTGCATCCATCTGATCAATGATAGCTTGAAACTTAGCAAACTTGTGCATCCTAGTCGGTAACCAATGTTTGACCCAAGGTGTACGCTGCATTACCTCAAGCATTTTCTCTGCTAATCCGATAGCGTACATGTCACCGCTATCAAACCAGCGAAAGTATCGATCCGAGTCTAATGCCTTAACCATGTCATCAACCCAACTATCACGCTGCCAGTCTTCACGGTTATGGATCCTTGGTGCTTTGACGTTAGGGCGATAATAGTTACCTGCCGTTGCATAACATCCTTTGCAAGCATCAACTAAGGATCCATCGCTAGTCTTTGAACCCGGACAAGTATCTAGTGCCTGAAGTGACCATGATCGAATTCCATCAAGCTTGGACGTGACGCTGATTTTGACTGACATGATAGATAATCCTTTATGGGGTTGATTGAAGGGTCTTTCGACCCTTTGTTGATATTACATTGCACCGCTAAGTTTTGCTACTGTGCACAGTACCATTAAACCGATAGCAGTGCCAGCGATGAAAACTGTGAGTGCTACTGCAGCTACTATTTCAACTTGCTTTAGTATGCTCATTTGATTTACTCCTGGTTTGTTGTCGATGTATGCATACTAACTAGCTGATTCTGCATTGTCAATGGCATTTGAAGGTTATCCGATGAACGGACAATAACCAAAGATGAATGGTAGTGTTGTTCGAATACAACGTTTCACGTGGAGCAGATGCACTGACTGCACTGGCTGCACAGTCTTAGGCAATGATAAAGTATCTCAATAGGGTGCTTAACAGCTACACTCTTCCACCTGCACAGTCTGCACAGTTAATACTACACAGCAATCAGCACAGATTACCAATTAAGAATCATTCTTATCTGCATAGTCTATCTAGCCTGGATAGAATCTCAAATGAGAATTATTCTCGATAGACGGGGGAGGGGTGTAGTAGTGATGAAGATTGTTGTGGTGCTACCTAGCCTTAAAAAAAAGCTAAATAGGAAAGCTACCTAGCCTCAAAAAAAAGCTAAAAAGTAACTTGTTAATGATAATTCATTACTATTAAGAAATCTCTTAAGAATCAATAGCTTATAAACAAAGCCTCTGCGGAGCCTAAGACACCATGTTAATGGAGTCCCGCTAAAGCCTATGTTGGCATGATTCTTGCATGTAATCTGCACTGGTTAAAACACAGTCTGCACTGATAATAACCTTACAGTAGTAGTCAAGACACTTTACAACAATACCTTTTGTATGCTACAATAAGTCCTTCTATGTAGGCTATGAACAAACATCATATAAAAACAATTCAGTAGTAGACATATAACTTATCGTCATACACTACATTGTAGATACATAAAATTATATACACCTTACAGTCCTGCCTTCCGGCAGAGAAACTATATAGAGGGTAGTGATGTCAGAAATTAAAACTGAAGATGTACTATCTTCTTCTTGTTCGCTACCTTCATCGGTCAGCCAGGATGTCGTGGCAGTCAATGAAGAAAAGAAAGTGGCTGTCAAAAAACGAAAAAGAGGAAGACCTAAGAAGGAAGAAGTCAAGAAGTACATCAAAAGAGCTAAAAGAGGTAGACCTCCTGGTGAAGCAGCAAGAATTAAAGAGCTAACAGCTTCGTTGTTGCTAACACACTCACAGGCTATCATTAGAAAGATAGTGCATAAGGCTCTGAATGATGATGATAAGGATCAGATGGCAGCATTGAAGTTATGTGTTGATAGAATGTTGCCAGTGTCTTACTTTGAGGATAAAGGTGTTGCTGGAGGCTCTAGAGCTATTACCATCAACATCACTGGAGTGAATGATACCCCAGTAGAGATGATTGAGCATGAACCTGTTGAAGTAGAAACTACCTTGATAGACTACGAAGAAGAAGACGATGGATCTACAAGTTAAAGATTGTTTGTCTTGTGCGGAAGCGTTGCCTTTAAATGCTTTTGGCACGTATATAAGTAGAGGGACTACGTATCACCGTACCATATGTAAAGATTGTCGAAACACTAATGAAAAAAACCAAAGAGATGACCATACTCGTTGGCTAGACAGGAAAAGATACAAACTCAAAAAAGAAAGTAACCCACAAGAAGTTAGTGATTACTATAGGGATTGGCACTTACGTAAAAGGTACAATCTTACGTTAGAAGATTTTACGTTATTGAGCGAATCTCAAAACAACGTATGCGCTATATGTGAGAATCCTGAGAAGTCTCACAAAAATTTAGTGGTAGACCATAATCATAATACTGGTGAAGTTAGAGGATTGATTTGCTCATCGTGTAATAAAGCACTCGGACACGCAAAAGATAGTAAAGCTCTTTTAGAAAAGATGATTACGTACTTAGACGAAAGAGGTAGTTACGCAGATGAGTGATTTGACTGTAGCTCTACTACCGTGGCAGCAAGAGGTCTTTAAAGACCCTGTACGGTTTAAGATCATCGCTGCTGGTAGACGTACTGGAAAATCTCGTTTGGCTGCTTGGACTCTTATAATAGAAGCGCTTCAAGCCGATAAAGGTAATATCTGGTATGTAGCACCAACGCAGGGACAAGCTAGAGATATCATGTGGACTACGCTGTTAGAGCTAGGACATCCAGTTATCAAAGGTAGTCACGTCAACAACATGCAGATTACCTTGGTTAATGGCGCTATCATTTCACTAAAGGGTGCTGATAGACCAGAGACTATGCGTGGTGTTAGTCTTAAGTACTTAGTGATGGATGAGTACGCAGACATGAAACCACAAGTGTTCGAACAAATCCTTAGACCTGCTTTAGCGGATCAGAAGGGTAGAGCAATGTTCATAGGTACACCAATGGGTAGAAACCATTTCTATGAACTATTTAAGTTAGGTGATACTGGTAAGGATGAGCATTACAAGTCATGGCACTTTACCAGCTTTGATAATCCGTTGTTAGATCCTGAAGAGATTGAAGCTGCTAGAGGATCAATGTCTAGCTTTGCTTTCAGACAAGAGTTCATGGCTTCCTTTGAAGCAGCACAGTCGGAGATCTTCAAAGATGAATGGATTAAAGTCAGTGATGAAGAACCTGAAGATGGTAACTACTTCATTGCGGTGGATCTATGTGGTTTTACGGATTCATCTCAGACGAACAAAGCGAAGAATTCTAAGTTGGATGAAACAGCAATAGCTATTGTTAAGGTTAACACTAAAGGCTGGTGGGTTGCTGACATTCAATATGGTAGGTGGGATGTCCGAGAAACAGCAGTAAGGATTCTAAAGGCTGCTAAGGACTACAGAGTTAATGCTGTAGGGATTGAGAAAGGTGCACTGAAGAATGCAGTAATGCCTTACATGAATGATCTGATGAGGAGATTAAATTACTATCCTCGTATTGAAGAGTTAACACATGGTAACAAGAAGAAAACAGATAGGATTGTTTGGTCATTACAAGGACGGTTCGAACACGGTAGGATTGTGTTGAATGAAGCAGACTGGAATAACAAGTTCATTGATCAGCTTATGCAGTTCCCTGATTCAAAGACGCATGATGACTTGATTGATGCTGTAAGTTACATTGACCAAATCCAGGTTGCAGATTGGAATCAGAACTTGGATGAAGAAGAGTATGAAATCCTAGACCCTGTTGCAGGATACTAACAATGAAATTTGATTCTGAACTAACTCCTCAAAATGCTCTAGTAGCTTTTGTCATGGATCGCTGTAACCAATGGCGAGATCACCGTGATGAGAACTACCTAGATCGTTGGGATGAATATGAACGTCTATGGCGTGGTCTTTGGGCTGATGAAGATAAAACTAGGTCTTCAGAGCGATCAAAGCTCATCAGTCCTGCACTACAACAAGCTGTGGACAACAAACAATCAGACATGGAAGAAGCAGTGTTCGCTAAAGGTGTGTTCTTTGATATTGTTGATGATAGCGAAGATCAAAACAAAGCAGACATTGAGATCATGCGTACCAGACTAACTGAAGACTTTAAGAAAGATCGCATCAGGAAGCAGATTGGTAATGTTATGACCTTAGCTGAGATCTACGGTACTGGTATTGGTGAACTTATTGTTAAGCAAAAGAAGCAACTAAAGCCTTCTACACAGCCTTCAGCGAACCCAGGACTGAGTATGATCGGTGTACAGTCTTCTGTTCGTGTGTCCGTAGACTTAAAACCTATTAACCCTAGGAACTTTCTTATTGATCCTAACGCAGCTAACATTGCTGATGCTTTAGGCTGTGCTGTAGAAGAATATGTAGGTAGACATACCGTCATTAAAGGTATGGAAGATGGTGTTTACAGACAAGTTAGTGTTGGAGATGCTGCTGTTGATACTGACTTAGAGCCTACACAAGACTTAACTTACTATCAGAACGATAAAGTACTATTGTTACGTTACTATGGTTTAGTACCTAAACGGTTGTTAGAGAACCCAGATGAGGTTACTTCTGAAGAAGAAGAGCTGTATTCTGACATGGTTGAGGCATTGATTGTCATTGCTAACGGTGAATCACTGTTAAAAGCAGAAGAGAATCCCTTCATGATGCAGGATAGACCTATCATTGCTTATCAAGCTGATAGTGTTCCTGGTCGTTTCTGGGGTAGAGGAACTGCTGAGAAAGCATACAACATGCAAAAGGCTGTTGATGCACAGATTCGTAGTCATGTAGACTCTTTAGGGCTTACAACAGCACCTATGATGGCTGTAGATGCCTCTAGATTAC